CAAAAGCGTTACTGCTATGAATGTCGCCGTTTAAGTTAAGGTCTGCAAAAAATCCGTTATCATACTTATAGGTATAGTGCGACAGTGTTCTGTTTTCAAGTGCTGCAGCATCTGTTCCAATGTACCAGTTACCGTAATCAACACAGAACAAGCTTCGCATCTCTGCCCCTAAAAGAACCTTTACATCGGCTTTAGGGCAGTTTACAACAACTTTGTGTTTAACTCTTGACGTTGGTGCATATCCGCTTATTTCAGCAGACAATCTTCCATCAAAATCAAGTCTCCAGTTTTTAAGCCAACCCTCAACAACACCTTTTCTGTTTCTTAATGATAAGTATTTAACAATTTTGCTTGGTATTTCTCCCTCAATCTTTAGAAGATTAGGGCAAATATTACCTTGATGTTGAATTTTTGGTGTTGTTTTTATTAGTCTCCCACGCTCGTCCCTTAAAGGCTTGTTATTAGAATCTTTCTTAAAATTCCAGTGATCATCAGAAGGTGTCCACCCGTTTTTTATAAAAAAATCTTTTAATTCTGTATTATCAGAAATTTCCATAGGAAGTTTAACTGGGAATACACTGTTTGCAATAAGAGGTGCAGAGATACCTTTTGCGTACACAATTCCGTCAACTAACTCTGCACCGATTTTAAGTAGCCACTTATTAAGTGTTGCAGACATTTCACCTGACGTTGTAAACGGTTTTGCAGGCATTTTATAGAAGGCTAACTCTGTACCTTTAAGCTCTCTTGGAGGAAGAAGCGGGTCAACCTCTTGTTTAAGAACAAGCATTTCTTGCTCAATTCTTAAAACAAGCTCTTTTGCAAATTCTTTGTCAAACTTTACACCAGTGTAGGACTGGGCACTAAATAGCCAGTAGTCTTTTTGCATCTGTCTGAATGACGGGTGTAGCCAACTTTCACCGTACATTTGTGTGCCGCATTTCCAAAGATAATTAAAAACATCATTAAGTGCAAGAACATCTGTATCGCAGTAGGAGTCCATAAGTGGATGGTAGAAAGAGGACTCGTGACCTTTTTTATCGTCTTCTGATAAATCTCCTAGAAGAATAAGCTGCTCTCTATATTCCATCTTTGAATGGTCGTTACCGCTTGACAAAAATGCAAGTGAGTGGCTTGACTGGTTAGGATGCAGATACATACTCAACACATACGTGTCAATAAACTGAACGTGTTTTACGCCTAAAAAGTCCTTACCGTTTTTTCCGACTCTTGGCACAATGTCTAGTATTTTCCAAAGCATCCATAAATCATATCCAATACCGTTGTGGGAAACAACAAGGCTTCCGTCTTCAAACGAGTTTACCCAATTCATTATCAACTCTTTTGCTTTTTCATTACCAATTTCAAAAGGTTTGACAGATAAGGTTCTACTTCCATCTAAAGACGTTAAACGGATATACCATATTTTCGTACTTTGTAAGTATAAACCATCTGCCTCAATATCAAATAACCACCCACTTGGTGCATTCACACTATTTTCCGTTCTTATATATAAAATCACAAAGAATATTGCAGCATTCCTTATGCCAGTTTAACCAGTCAAGGTATGTTCCTTTCTTATTGAAAGGAAGGGTGATAAAGCTTACCTTTTGCTCTTTAAAATCCTCACTGCTAAACTTCTTCCTAGGGTCATTGTTAGACTCATAGTCTACACCTTCTGCATACCACTGTGCAATCACAACATCAAACAATCCTAGGCTATTACCAGCTTTGATAATAGGTTCAACTTCTTCCTTAAATCCTCCGTCAGTAAGAACAAAAAGTAGACTGTGACTCCTTGATGGAAGGCTTGTGTTTATTTTGCTAATGATTGAATGTTTTGCAGCATTTCCAAACACACTATCACCAAACACTGGCTTAACAAGCTCTTCACAAACTTTTACGATAAACTGCCTCTGTGAGATACCGTTTAACTTTACCCAAGGGTAATCTTTTAAGTCAGAATAGTACCTATCTTCCCATTCCTCCTTCGATATTCCAGCAATATCTCTCAACGTGTCAATTATACGAGAAGGGTACTTTTTGAAGGAAGATATACTAGGAACAACATTCTCTATGTGTTTACAAATATTTAGCCTAATGTATTCTGCTAAGGAGTCTTTTCCAGCCCTAGGCGGGGCGTTTAGGATGAGAACAGTGTCCTTGTACGGTTTCATATACTACTCGCTTATCTCAATTTGTTTTGTGTCTATTCCTGCAAGTGACAGCATCAGTAGTCCTTCTGTCTCTCTAAACACTTCAGAATAAACAACACGTTTAACCCCAACCTCTATTAGAATAGAAGCGCATGATTTACAGGGAGAGTGCGTAACATATAGTGTACTTCCAACAAGACTTATACCCTCTTTCGCTGCCTTTAGAATACCATTTAGTTCTGCATGAATTGTTTCTTTTTTTGTAACACCTTCCTCTTCACACACATTTCCAAGAGGTCTTGGTAACCCGTTTACACCGCCAAGAACAACGTTGTTCTGTGTAACGAAACAACATCCTACTTTTAGTCGTTCTGCCTTACTGATTCTAGAATATAGTAAGGCAATTCCTATATACATACTATCTTTTTCATTGAACATATTATTCCTACACGATAGGTAATTCTACACAAACAGTGTCTTTTAATACTACGCAATACTTTATATAAGACGTATCATTAGCGGCTTCTTCGTCTAAAACATCGTTGTAGATGTTTACATATTCGTTAAGATTAGTACAGTGTTTCAAGTTTTTGACAACGTTATCTTTCAAGCTACGGATAATTAAAGAACTGTTATCAAGATGCCTATCCTTAAAGTAAGTGCAAAGAATATTAAGGTTGTTTTCCACCTCCTCTAACAATGTATGATCAAATCCATTGCATAAATTAAACTCTTTTGTTGTTAAAACATAACCACTGAAAGAGTCCCCATGCAAACGCACTCCTAGCAAGTTAATATCATCCAACCTTGAATCAAAGTCAATGGTCATTAAATTAAACTTAATCTCAATGTATGCAATTAAACCGTTATTATTTAATAGTGAATTGCAAATACTTTTTCTTGCTTCAGAAACAAGGGCTTTTTCTGCAGCATATAGGGAGTCTTCAAGTCGTATCTCGCCCTCATATCGCAGTTTTGCAATACTTGCTGATACATATTCTGTAATATTATGGTTTATAACCAAGTCTTCAAAAGATTTTGTAGTTTTTAGCATAGCATATACTCATTTTTAACAGTTTATAGGTTACTCGTAATATCCAAGTAATTGAAGAAGTTTTTGATAACTCTTTAGCAACATTCTCATTATACAAACATGTGTCAATAGTTCTACGGTAATCTAAGTACCCACTGATCAACACATGTTTATTAAAGTGAAGATTATACTACACTTTATGATGTTGCTTGTTAACAATATCATATGCAAGTGATTGCAGATGTGTCAACATCCCTTCTCCAATCTCTCCGCAACGTGGGTTAAGAAAAAGGATTTTATCTGCTAAGTGCTCCTGAGCTTTGATAATATCAACCAAGTTCTCAATTACAGACTGAATGTGCTTACGTGAACATGTTTGTGCAATTGCTTTTGGGTCAATAAGGTTTGAGTCCATTTTAATTCCTTAGAATGATTGTTACGTGATGTGTAGCTGTTTCTTTATGAATGCTTACACATTCATTCTACAACACTGTTAAAACAGCTTTCTGTTAGTGTGAATGTTTCCCACCCTTTGATAAAATTATTATGGATTCTTAGAATGTAAATACTACCCATTCCATCGCCAAAATAATTAGCAACCCCGACCACTTCTGCAAATTTACCATCAAGACTTGTGCAGGATGTAGAGTGGATGCTCACTTTGTCTCCATTGCTGTATTTCATTTTAGTTATCCTTGTTAATCATCTGTGGAATAGTAAATGCTTCACTCTTGAGCATGTTTGTGTAATTGCTGCCTGGTTAGAATGACTGTTTAATTGCTAAGTACCTTGAGATACTGGTTTCTTCACTCTCAAGAAACCCTTCTGGAGGTTCTGCATAATCCCCTGTGGCGATGTCGTAATATAGCTTAAATGAACCAGCACGTCCATACTTAC